ATATGGCGTAGATATGCGCGCCCGTCCAGACGGGTGGCGCAAGGACATTGCCACGCTGATCGACTTGAAGACGACGGTCGATCCATCGCCGGAGGGCTTCGCCAAGCAGGCGGCGAACTTCGGCTACCACATACAAGATCAGTTTTACCGCAGGGTGATGACACTGGCTGGCCATGAGATTGACCGCTTCGTGTTTATTGCTGTAGGTAAGTCGGCGCCGCACAAGGTCGGCGTCTACGAGCTTAACTGGCGCACGCTCGAAGAGGGCAACGCGGCAGTTAAATATGCGCTGGAGGCTTACGCCCACGCGCAGGAGACGGGCTTATGGAACTACGGGTACGAAGAGCTGCAAACTCTCGAGATCCCGCCGTGGGCTTACAAATTCACTCAGGCAAACTAAGTCAGGAGACACAAATGCCAATCGAATTTACATCAGAGAGTAGCGGGAACTCTAACTTTGTCCGCGTCAACTTGCCGCAGAACCGGTGGACGCTGAAGGCCGAGGGAGGCGACGAGACGATCGACATGGATCGCGGGATAGCCATCGACATCAAGAACGTCGTCTTCGGCTGGCTCCACATCGACTTCGGCGTCAGGGACTGGCAGCCGTGGCCATCGCCGTCACAGCAAATCGCAAAGCCAAGCGACGAGCACAAGAAAGGCTTCGAAGTGGATTGCTGGATGGCGGACGGACGCCACGCGCAATTTAGCGGGAACAGCTACGGGCTAGGCTCATTCATCGCGAAGCTGTATAATCAAGCCGAGACGATGCCCGAGTTCGCAACGCAAGTGCCGGTCGTGCAAGTCACGTCGTCGACGCCAGTCGTCATCGGCAAGGGCACGTCATACGACGTCGGCTTCCACATTGCCAAGTGGATCGATCGCCCAGCTAAGGACGATGCGCCAGTTGTACAAGATCCTGTACAAGTCGCACCCGCACCCGCACCGGCGCCGGCGCCAGCCGCATCCGCTGGGGGAGGCAGCGACTTCGGGTTCTAAGTAAAAACGCAAATGACACGTTGTCGATAACGTGTCATTTGCAACAACGACGCAGTGAGAGTGAGCATAAATGAGTGAAGCATATTTTGAGAAAGTACGCGAAAGCGCCGTCAGCGAAATCCTGACAACACTAAAAGGCGCACGCAACGAGGCGCTGAACAAGGCGGCATACGCACTAGGCCGCCACGCGCACCTTGGCCCAGCCAACATCGACGCAGCGGTTTCCGAGCTGCACAACGCGGCCAAGCAAATCGGCCTCAACGAAATAGAGATTAAGGCGACAATCGGATCCGGCTTCAAGCGCGGCGGCGAAAACCCGAAGGTGCTCGAAGACAGCGACGCCGTGCCCTACAGCGCGTCAGAGTTCGATCGCCTCATCGGACGCCTCGCCGGCAAGGAGATGCTAGTGCGCGACGAGGAGACACGCCAAGACAAGATAAAGAAGGCGCAGGAGCAGTGGGAGCGCGCTGTGCCGATCTCACGGGAGACGACAGACGCGGTGCGCCCAGCGCTGCTGTATCTGAACTCACGCGGCCTCAGAGCAAGCACAGCCGTCGACATAGCGCGGTTCAGTCCAAACGTATACGACGGGCCCGCGATCATCTTTCCCGCGGTCAACGAGGACGGCACGCTGCAAGGCGTGCAAGCCGTACTACTCACGCCCGAGGGCAAGAAGCGCGAGCACAACGGCATCAGCAAGTACAGCAGAGGCGTTCTCGCTGGCAATGTCATGCGCATCGAGGGAGACGCGCCAATCATTATCTGCGAAGGCCCAGAGGACGCGCTGAGCGTGCGTCAGGGGTGCGGAGACGCCGCGACGGTCGTCTGCACGTTCGGCGAGGCTGGCATGGCCTCGTACAACGTCCCACGCGCCTCAGACGTCACGATCTGCGCTGATCCCGACCTAGACGTAGACAAGTGCGCCGAAGTCCTCGCAGGCGACGGCAGCACGGCCGTGCACGTCGTGCGCTTCGATACGCTCGGCGTCGAGAACGTAAAGGACGCCAACGACTACCTCCGAGAGGCTGGCGAGGAGGCGCTCAAGCTCGCACTCGCGCAGGCTAAGCCGGTCGAGCAGGCGAAACTCGAGGCGGCTGCAACCGAGCGAAACTGGCCGACGCCGTTCGAGCCGATAGACGCGGCCAAGATACCGAAGAGGCGCTGGGTGTACGGGCACCACTACATCCGCTCATACGTCAGCGTCGTGGCCTCCGCAGGGGGCTTGGGCAAGTCATCCATGCAAATGGTGGAGGGCGTTTCCGTGGCGACAGGCAAGCCGCTGCTCGGCGAACCCGTGCACGAGACGTGCAAGCTGTGGATCGTCAACCTCGAGGATCCGATGGAGGAGATGCAGCGCAGAATGGCAGCCGTGATGCAGCATTACGACATCAAGCCAGACGACATCCGCGGCCGGCTCTTCTTAGACGCAGGGCGCGAGCTGAAGATGATCTTCGCCAAGCAATCGCGCGACGGCTTAGAAGTCGTCGAGGAGATCGTCGAGTACATGATTAAAGTGATCAACGCCAACGGCATTGGCCTCGTATTCATCGACCCGTGGGTCGCGGCGCTCGGGCAGATCAACGAGAACGACAACGCGGCCATGAACGCAGCCGTGGGCGCTGTGCGCGCCATCGCAGACGCGACGGATGCCGCGATCGTGCTCACGCACCACATTCGCAAGCAGAACGGCGAGGACGCGACGATCGACAGCGTCCGCGGCGCCGGATCTCTCATCGGCGCAGCCCGCGCCGCGCGCGTCCTCAATCGCGTTTCAATGGAGGAGGCGATGAAGCTCGGCGTCAGCGAGAGCGAAGCGCGCGGCATCATGCGCGTCGACGACGGCAAGAACAACCTGTCACTGCCAGCGGAGAAGGCGACGTACCGGCGCATGCTCGGGGTGCAGCTTGCCAACGAGGAATACGTCGGGGTCGCGGTGGAGTTTAAGCTGCCCGACTTATTCGACGGGATCAAAGCCAAGCACGCACTCGAGGTGCAGCGCATCGTTGGCGCCGCCGAGGAGAAGGGCGAGCCAATGAGAAAAAACGTCCAAGCAAAAAGCTGGGTGGGCGTGGCTGTGGCGGATGTGCTAAAGTTAGACATGGAAAAGAAACACGAGAAGGCGAAGGTCAAGGCGATCGTGAACAAGTGGCTCGAGACAGGCGTGCTCAAGGAGGCCGAGTGGAAGAGCGGACGCGATGGGCGCGAGGTTCCGGTGATCGTCGTCGGCGAGTGGATCAAGCGCGAGGAGGCTGGGCTGTGAGCATTGCCAAAGAGAAAGAAGAGATCATGCGCGTCGTGTACTGCGAGGCGTGCGATATGTACGAGGTCGAGTGGAACGGAAGCAACAGCCGGTGCCAGCCGCTAGACAGCGACGAGAACGTGGCGGAGGCGATCAAGGTTATCTCCGATACCATGGAAGACTTGGAACAGTTGGAGGTGATACTCGGGGCGTATCTGATGCGGGATATTATGCGTCCGCACTTACCGCACTAGAGGTGCGGAGTGGTGCGGAAGGTGCGGAAAATAAGCCGTAAAACCCGCCGCCGCACCTCTAGCGTATAGTATACGCTAGTGCGGCGGAAGTGCGGAGGCTTATGATTGTAGGTGCGGAGGAAGTGCGGTGGCATGGTTTAGTGAAGGAGGATTAGCATGGCCAAGAAGAGCTACATAACGACAGGGAAAGCGAAGGCGAGAGGAAGAGATGCCGTTGGGCATGTAAAGCCAGACGAGGATGCGCTGGTCATTAAGGCGGCGGTATGGGGTCAGCTCGAGCCGTTGCAGAAGGTGAGCGAGGAAAAGATCCGGCGCTGGGGCGATCAGTTGCCGAAGTGCGTGCCGCCGGAAATGGCTGGGCGGTTCGAAGCTGCCTACGAAGCACTCGAGGCTGCGGTGCTGGCGAACGACGTCGTCACGACGCACGAGGTGTGCGGGCAGCTCATCAGAGCGTGGGACGTGCTCGAGAAGACGGCGTTAGCCGCGGGGCACGAGCCGCTCAAGGAGAGCGCTTGGTGCGTGCAGATGGAGGAGGGCGATATTATGTGCATCGCATTCCACGGGCACGCAGAGCTGCGGAAGAAGTATCCGCACTGGACAGTGTACAGCGTGAGCGACGCGTGCAGGATCCTACGGGCTGACTGGACTGCGTCGTTCTTGGACAAGGCATACGACAGCTTCCCGAATGCGAAGCTAACGAAAGTCGTGTATAACGGCGAAGACAAGGCGCCGGTCAACTGGGACTTAGGAGGAGATGATATACCGTGGTAGGTGAAGTCGGAAAAGCGAAGATGGCGAACCTCGATATGGTCACGGAGGACGTGATCTTCGAGCGCATCGCCAACGGCGAGCAAGCGCAGGATCTGATGAAAGAGTACAACATCGGCAACAAGCTATGGTATCGCTGGATCGATAGCGTCGAAGGGCGCAGGACGAGATACAACTTAGCTATGGCCGAAGCTTGTCACTTCTACGCGAACAGAGCTGTCAACACGGCGCAGTCAGCAACGCCGGAGACGGTGAACTTGGCGCGCCTGCAAGTCGACACGGACAAGTGGATGGCGGCCAAGCGGAACGCGGGATACGACACGAGACAGCGTGACGTCGCGATCAACATCAGCGTCAACGACTTGCACGCGCAGGCCGCTGCGCTACTCAACAACGTGATCGAGGGCGACGCTGTCGAGGTCAACGATGATGGCGATTGAAGCGCGAAAACACACATCGGCGCGGCAACGCGCACGCGCGCGTGCGCATAATCGAACAAGCGTTCAATTGCAAGCCCGAACCACTACATCTTGTGCCATTGCGTTTTTTGCATGGCTCGATAATGCACTGCGTCGCGCAAACGCCTTATTTATATGTCGCATGCAAAAAGTGGAATTTAACATAATCGACATTATCGGAGTGACCTATGCGTCTCGCGCATACCGGCGCCGAGCGGCCGCGTTTGACCCCCCCCTCGCAAAAGGAGAGCGAGAGCAAATGCAAAGGACGTCCCCACAGACCGGCACCCCCTACACCCCCCCTGTACCCCTTTAACGGAGTGTTAACATAAAAAAAAAAAAAAATGAT